CTCTCTGTATTCCCTTCTAAGCTGATTTTTCCGTCTCCCCTCACCTCCCCTCTCCCTGCCTCCTGCTCTTCTCTCTGAGCCCCTTCTGGGCTCTTATTTTCTCCCTTGCGGGAGCGTTTTTCCCCCTGGGGTCTTGAGCTGCACGGCACCCGATGTACTTGTTCTATGGGTGCTAACTGACACCATCATTCGATGTGGCAGTTTTCCTTATGATCTCGCGGCCTTACGGCGGTGAACGATCGTTCGTTTCGCCTAACGTTTCATTTCTATAGATCTCTGCTAGCTTTGTTTTGGAGGTATTCGAATGCGCCGTCGACGTGGTCGAAGTTCGCGGAAGGGCAAAAGCAGGCATGGGCGTCCTAAGCCCAGACGAGGCGGATTCCGCCTGTAGTGGCCTGCTATCACCCTCGTCGCGTTGCCCTGGATCGCGACGGGTCTGTTATTTGGAAGAGCCGCAGCTGGACCGATCCCAATCGATCCCGCTGGGTGAATATCCCGTGCGGGAAGTGCCTTGGTTGCGATCGCGCAGTTCAGCGAGATTGGTCTCTCCGCATCTACCACGAGGTTTCCTTTCGCATTGCCGACTGGCGCGATTCCGAGACCGGCGTCACGACGCGACTACCTGAGGCTTGCGTCGTCACGTTGACTTACGATGACGATCATCTGCCTCTCGCCGGCGCCCTCGATCATCGTGACTATCAGCGCTTTATGAAGCGTCTTCGCCGCCATCGTGATCGGGAGGCCGCTCGCCGGCGTCTTCCTCCGCCTTCTGAGGTGAAGTACTTCATGTGTGGCGAGTACGGTCCTAAGACGCGCCGCCCGCATTTCCATGCCGTTTTGCTCGGCATCGTATTCGACGATTGTTATTCGATCCTCAGCAACGGCCGATCTCAGCGTTGTTCTTACACTCTTGATCGTCTTTGGTCCGCCCCGCCGATGCGAGATCCAGAGTCCCCCCCCTCGCGGATTGGAGTCGCCACCGTCGACTCCTTTAGCTTCGGCGGGGCCATGTATGTGACCGGCTACGTCGCCAAGAAGGCTGTTGACAAGCTGCTAGGTCCGGTGCGGGACCAGGTTGATCCCGCGACCGGCGAGTGTCGCGAGGTCCCGATCCAGCCCGAGTATCGGAAGATGTCTCGAGGCGAGGGTCTTGGTTCTCGTTGGATTGCCGGCCACCCGCCGCTGCGTCTTCCTCCTCGTTTTCACGAGGTGTATTCCGAGGACTGTGTTACTGTGGGGCAATGGACTTTTCGCCCTCCTCGTCACTACGATCGGCTTCTCCGCCGTTATCGCCCGGACTTGTTGGGCGAGGTCCTGAGGCGGCGCGAGGAGGGTATGTTCGAGGCCGCTTCCGAGTGGACCGAATCTCGATGTTCCGCCGCCGAGCTCGTCGCGCTGGCCTCATTGCGAGATCAGCGCTCTTCGTTTTAGTATCTGGTTCTTCCGGAGGAGTGTTCAATGCGTCATTACGTTGTTCGTGACACGAAGGCTGAGGCCTCGTTTCGATTGTTTGCGTCGCCGACCGACGCCGCTGCTATGCGTGATATTGTGGATGCTCTTAGGTCGAATGAGCATCTTCGGAACAACGCCGTTGATTTTCAGCTCGTGTACGTCGGCGACCTTGACCCCCATACCGACATTTGGAACACCGAGTTCGCTCCTCACGTGTTGTGCGTGTTGACCGACCTGCGGGATCTTTTGTCTGAGGATCTGTCTTGAAGAATTTCTCCGGTCCTGGGCCTAACGATGGGATGCGCCGATCTGAGTTGCCTCGTCTCCCTCGTTCGGCCTTCGATCGTTCGTTCGATCATAAGACCGCGATCGACTCGGCTTATCTCTACCCACTTTTCGTGGATGAAGTTCTCCCTGGCGATTCGTTCTCCGTCCGTCCGTCTGTCGTGTTTCGTCTGACCACGCCGCTCTATCCGTTCATGGATGAGCTTCGAATGGACTGGCAGTTCTTCTACGTGCCTCTTCGTCTTGTCTGGACGAATTTTGTCAAGATGATGGGCGAGCGTGAGAACCCCGACGATCACATCGACTACACCGTTCCTCAGGTGAGCGTGGATAACGCTCCCGCTGCTTCGATCGGGACACTCTGGGATTATCTCGGTATGCCGTGCAACGGCGGGACCGTTTCCATGAGTGCGCTTTATTCGCGTTCAATAAACCTCATCTGGAACGAGTGGTATCGTGACGAGAATTTGCAGGATAAGGTCGTTGTCGACCTGGACGATGGACCGGATGATCCCGCCGATTACGTTCTTCTGCGGCGTGGTAAGCGGAAGGACTATTTCTGGGGGGCTTTGCCATTTGCTCAGAAGGGCGATCCTGTCTCCCTCCCGCTTGGCACGCGCGCTCCTGTCCTGGGCATTGGCCAGGACTCGGACGGCGCGACGACCACGTCTCGATCGAACGTCCGTCAGTCCGACGATTCGTCGGTGACGTTTCCTTTTGCTGTTGGTACTGGTAATCCCGACTACTGGATTAACATGAAGTCCAGCACGCCGGCGGGTTATCCCGACATCTACGCCGATCTTTCGGCGGCGACCGCCGCTACGATCAACGAGATGCGTCAGGCTATCGCGACTCAGCATCTCCTCGAGCGCGATGCTCGCGGCGGGACTCGCTATCGCGAGCTTGTCCTCTCGCATTTCGGTGTTCAAACCGACGACATCCGTCTTATGCGCCCGAAGTTTCTTGCTTCTGGTTCCTCTGTCATGGAAGCGACTCAGGTGCCTAACACGGCTTATGGTTCTGGCGCTGTGCCTGTTGGCAACCTTGGCGCCTTTGCTCATGGCCAGACTGTCGGCGGGGCCTTCCACGAGACGTTTCGTGAGCATGGTCTGCTCATCGGTCTTTTTAGCGTTCGTGCTGCGATGGGGTACCAACAAGGTCTCCCGCGAGAATTTTCTCGCCTAACACGTTACGACTATTATTGGAACGATTTTGCTTCGTTGGGCGAGCAAGCCGTTCTCTCGAGGGAAATTTATGCTGATGGCACGGGCGATCCTGACCTCGGTACTGGTGATTACTCTGTCTTTGGGTATCAGCCTCGTTACGAGGAGTATAGACAACGGGTTGGTCGCATTTCTGGTGCTATGCGGAGCCAATACGCGACGAGTCTTGATCCTTGGCATCTTGCTTTGGACTTTTCTGCGCGACCTGTTTTGAACGCGACCTATATCGAGGAGGCTCCGCCGATCGATCGCGTTATCGTTGTTGCTTCTGAGCCCGAGTTTAAGGTTGATGTCTTCTTCCGTGTGACCGCTGTTCGTCCGATGCCTAAGTTTGCTACCCCTGGCCTTCTGAGGTTTTAGTCATGGCCAGTGGTTGGTTAGGCGCACTTCAAGGCGGCGGTGGCGGTGGCGGTTCTACTCCTGGTGCTATGGGACTTCAAGCCGCCTCCGCCGCTGGTCAGACCGCCTTCTCCTGGGGCTTGAACGCTAAGTCTGCCTCCGTCGCTTGGGATCGATGGAAGAAGTCTCAGATCCGCGGCCCTAAGTACGCTGTGATGGGTCTCCGACGCGCTGGTCTTAATCCTGTTCTCGCGGCGGGTGCTTCTGGTTTCGGTGGCATGAAGGCTCCTTCTGCTCCGCAAGCCGCCGCCGCTCATCCGGCGTCGGTCGGCGATCCTCTGGTGTTCGAGCAAGGTGCTCTCTTGCGTGATCAGCGTGACTTGACGCAGCAACAGACTGCGACTGCCTCTGCTCTCGAGCAGAAGTACAAGGCTGATTCGGGTTTCGTCTCCCGCCAGACTTACATTGCCGGCTTGACTCTCAATGAGAAGGAGGAGCTTTCCCGTTTTTACGGCACTGCCGAGGGCCAGGCGCTTGCGCGTGCTCTACAGCTCTCCGGCGCTACTCCGAAGACATTTGCCGAGGGTCTTACTCGCGGCGCTATGCTGCTTGGCAGCGACGCGTCTGTACGAGAGGAAGTCTCTCGTATTTTGAAATCCGTCCCAGCTCACCTCCGTGCTGTTATTTCCGACCTGTTGTATGGTCGCGACTCTGATAAGGATTCTTCCGATGCCCGTTGATGACCGCCGCCGATCGTTTCATCCGCACTCCTCCGTCCGCGGCGCCGCTCAGGACGACCGTCGTTCGTCCGACATCAACCAGATTGTCGCTCAGTACCAGCGCAGCGGGACTCTTCCCGCTGTGTCTCGATCTGAGCCGTTGTACGGCGATTTCACGTTGATTGGTGACGATCTGATGGCCCTGACTGAGCAGTTCCAGGCTGCCAAAGATCGATTCTTCGAGTTGCCCTCCTC